GTACGACATGGCTAAATGCGACACTTGCCGCAATCGCCATCGGTGTGGCGATAATTCAGATTCTTGTTGGTTAAGGTCGTGAAGTTTAACCATCTTACGGAACTTAGCGCCGGAGCCCTCCATGAACTTAGTCGCGTTGATGAATACGATCTCTATACCGATCCAGAGATTACGACGACGGGCACGAGCTGGACTTGTAGAATTTATCACGATGAATCAAGCATCGTTGCGGCGGAGGCCACTGATCCAGATAAGTCGCAGGCCGTAATCCTCGCGGCGAGGATAGCGGAATCACATGCGCGAGGTACCTACCGAATACTTGCCCAGTCGTTAAGTGGCCCACGAGTGTTTAAAGCGATGGCTTCATATAGCGACGACGAGCTACGGCGAAGCGTAGGCGCGATTATGCGTGAGAAGGTTGGAAGCCCCACAACGATTGCTGAAGGGCATCGAATTATACAGATCGTAATGTACGAACTAAACAGGAGGGAGAACGAGCGGGAAGGGGCGCATACGAAATGGTATGCGAAGTGGTCGTTCCTAATCGCTACCCTTGCCATCCTTCTCCAGATTTATTCGTCTTGGCCCTTCGCATACCCAGGAAAATGGCTTATTTCAACGGATCCCAATCCGAGCGGTGAGCAGACTGCCCCCCCGAGTAAGCCCGATGCTTCGGAACGTCCGGAGTAGCGAAGGTTAGGGCCAGCGCATCCGCCAAGTCAGGCGAGCGGCCAAGCTTCTTCTTTACCAAAGCCTTAGGTTCTAAAAGCAGCCGGCCATCCTTCATGGAGTATTCGGTTGTGGTGAGCTCAGCCACGATCTCTTTGATGTTCGGAAGGATGCCGCCTGAACGCAACCAATCCCGCATGAGGAACCAAGTCTCTGCCCGCTTGTTATAATAGCGAGGATCAAGGGCTGCGCCCGCGGCCTGAATGCCTTGAGGCGAGATGCCCGCCATCCGCGCGTGGCTTATAACGCCGGAGCCCCATCCCCCGGTGTCGTCCACTAGTTCCATGTCGGCGGATAGTTCCTTCTTCATCATGATAAGCCGGGCTGAAATGTCGGCAGGTTCCTGCGTTCGCATCACGGTAGGGGTAAAGGACGCTAAGCCCTGGCGGGGAAAGAGTACCGTGCGGTCATCCCCGTAAAGGGCTACGTCCACGCCGATCTTTTTCTGAACAAAGTTGTAGGTAGTCTCCGGCAAGTGCAGGCCCATGCGGGCTTCGATCTCATCGGCCGAGAAGAGGCTGTTCGCGTTCGTCTTTGGAAAGAGGCCAAGGATCGTAGACATCACCCACGGGTTATCCCGCCCGTATAGCGCGATCATCTGGCGCGCATGGGCCGGGTCCACCCTCGGCGTTCGCCTTGGATCGTCGGGATCTGCCGTAATAGTGATCATCGTCCACAGCGCCGCTTCGATAACAGAAGAGTGGTAGAGAAGGCCGGTATCGGTTACGGGGTTACCCGTTTGCCCGATGAAGCCATCAACCACGCCACCCGTAAAGATCTGTTGCGCCTTCTGTCCCACGATCACCGGCATCCGGCCCGTTTCCTCAAGTAGCAAGAAGGGGTAGTCAGAGTGCAAGCCGGAAAGGGCAGTACCAATCTGCTCGGGGTTAGCGTCCTTGGCGTAGGACCGCATAGACAGAAACCATGTCTCTATAAAGTCTTTGTTGTAGATCTTTTCGCCGGTCCAAACGAACTGCGTCTTTAGAAACTCAGAGCGCTGCTGCCACTTCGATAGCTCGGCCCATAATCCATCGCGTAGATTGTCGCGGCCTTCGCCGGATAGAGCGGCGCCTTTAGGGTGCTGACCCCGAGCTCCAAAGCAGGAGAGGCGATGCCATCCCGCTATTGCTAATACAGCGGTCTTGCCTGGCCCGGTGCATGCCTTTGCGCCCACTCGACGGCGCGGGTTATCTGGTCCACCGCAAGCCTCAAGAAATTCCTTCTGCCATTCGTCTGGCTCAAACTTAAAGTTCTCGTAGGCAAACTTAACGGGGTTGTAGCGCCAGTCTTTAAGCCGGGCGCGAGCGCGGGTTAGGGAAGTCATGTGACACAAGGCTTGTGTGATGTGTTTGTGCGATACCGACTAGCTTCTGTTACATGCTCGGCGCAGTCATGGGCGGCTCGCCAAGACTGTTCGCCCTGCGTAAGTAGATCTTCAATCTCTTTAAAAACCCCCGCATTATGTAAGCAGCACTGGCATTCGCAATCGCATTCCTGCTGAAGGAGAATCAGCTTGAGCATTTCGAGGTCAATCACTCATCATCCCCCGCAAGCAGGCTGTCCCGATAACGGCACCCACCTAGAAAGCCCTCTTTCAAAAGCGGGCGCTCTTCCTTCGGGGCGCATGACCAGATAGCGAACAACTCCGCCGCTTTCTCATCTTCTTCGCTGGGCTTCCATACTTTGATCTCAATCATCGGCATCCCCCGCAAGCAAGTCTTCTAAGGTAACCTTACCGGAGTGCTCAACCTTGGCGGTGAAGTCGGCCTCGCTCTTACCAAGCAGCTCGCTTGCCCTGAGGCGATCTGAGAGGAACGCTTCTTGATCCATCACTATGGATGACCAGAACTCTTGTCGCTGCTCACGGCTCAATATGAGCGGCCTAATGGCCTTCTCCTGCCTTCCCTTGATTGCGGCGACCACTTCAGGTTTCCTAAGGTTCTCGGATGCCACCTGAGCTAGCACTGCGTCAGTGCCTTTGTAGCCCGCAGCTCGAGCGGCGGCGGTGCCGTTACCCGAGTACGCAGCCACGAAGGCCTCCTGCTTTGCCGTTAGCTTAGCCATTTAGCTACTCCTAGAATTAATAGGCCGAGGATGACCAAAGGAATGGCGCCAACAAGGATTGCCACCGCACACTCGGCAATAGCCCAGCGGAGAGGCTGCCCGTACTCAGTGAGTTTCTTATCGGCCATCTGGTTCCTTTATCGAACGCAAAGCTAGCTCAAGCAGGTTGGCTATCTCGGACCTGTTCAACCGACCCGATTTCAACTCGGCGATTGCGTATCCGACATCTCTCTTAAAACGCGCGATGGTTTGCTCCATCTTCTTGATCTCTTCGGTGCTCCACTCGTAGCCGTAGTTCAAGCGCTGGCCGAGGATGGTTTCATGCTCGGCGAGGGAGAGGTATTCAGTTTCACCTTCATGGGCCTCACCGGAGTAATGAAGCGAGCACTCGGCAAAGTCTTCAACGTCAAAAGCGCCTTTGGAAACCCACACTCGAGGCGGTAGCTTCTGTTCACTCATCAGTGCAGCTCCGGTTTCAGCTTCAAGATAGATACCTGGCGGCACACCGGGCAGCGGTGCACTGGCTTTAAAGATTCCCACTCGTGGTGGCAGAGCGTGCAGTAGTAGGTGTCGGCTTTCATTCCTGATCCTTTACCCATTGCTTCCAGGTCTTTTTGCGCCACCAAACTGAAAGACCTTTCTTGTTCCCAAATTCAATTCTGAAAAGAGTGAGCGAGGGGTCCATGTCCTTGATCGCGTTCTTGAGATCGCCAATTGTTTTAGGGGCAACGCTCAAGAAAATCTTATCGTTTGGATCCTTGGGATTCATGCCGGCGTCCTCGCTGCACGCAAGCGAACCATGGCGGCGCGGAGCTCTTCGGGGTTGGTGGGTTCGATGCCGCGGCCCGTGAGATCGGCAAGTATTTCTTCGCGCACTACAAGGACGCTGGCCGGCGTGCCGAAGGAGATGCTTGCCTGTTGGTGGCCGTTGATACGGTTGAGCACCACTTCGATGCGTTCGCCCGTGGGTAGGATTAGATAGGTGGACTGTCCCACCTTACGAGTAAGCGTCAGCATACGACCTTCACGCCTAAGCCTTGGAGCACGTAGATGGCTTTCGAGAGCTCGAAGTTCTTAGATTGCTGGCGCTGGTTCTCAGCGATGATGGCATCAAGCGCCACCTTCATGGTTGAGGCGGGGTAGTAAAGGGCCTCGAGCGTAGGCTCGGCATGAAGGCAGGCGAAGGTTACTACCTCTTCTTCTTCTTGAAGGCGTTCGATGCGGTGGCCTTCTAAGTAAATAGGCTGGTCGTTCACGGGGCGCACGATCATGCGATTGCCCAGTAGATCAAGGCGGCGCCGGCAACCAGTCCGCAGGTGATTAAGAGTATATTGTCTAAGGTTTCGTTACTCACGCGGGGATCTCCCGGCCGACGATGAGTTCTTCGGGATTGAGCGGAATGCCTCGGGCCTTCGATGCTTCGTAGAGGGGGCGAAGGCAAGCCTCGGGGATGCGGCCATTCTTTCGCTTCGTCCATT